TCTCACCCTTGCGACCGCTCGGAGCTGGGGCACCAGCTCAAGACATTAACCCTCCGGATAGAAAAAGAAGAAAGCCGGCTTAAACAACTTTCCAATGATAACAAACCAAATTTATAACGAGGATTGCCTGGAGGCGTTGAAACGTGTTCCGGACAATTCTGTAGATTGTATAATAACCGATCCGCCTTATTTCCTGGGAATGACACATAACGGGCAGAAAGGCAGTTTTAAAGATTTGTCTATCTGTAAACCCTTTTACCGGGATTTGTTTCAGGAGTTTAACCGGGTGAAGAAACCCGGTGCTTGCGTGTATTTTTTTACGGACTGGCGCGGATATGCTTTTTATTATCCGTTGTTTGACTTGTATTTAGGCGCGTCAAACATGCTCGTTTGGAATAAACAGTCGGGGCCGGGTAATCATTACGCCTTTATACATGAACTTATTTTGTTTCATTGTGGAAAGGGTGTTTCTATTGGTGCCACAAACATAATAGATAATATCCGTTCTTTTGCGTCCGGTGCTAAACTGGTAGAAGGTGAAAAGGTTCATCCCACGCAAAAACCGGTGGCGTTGATCCGTAAACTGATTGAAGACAGTACAAAGCCGGGCGATTTGATCCTGGACACTTTCGGCGGTTCCGGTACTACGGCCGTGGCATCCATTGAAAGCGGCCGGAACTTTGTTTTAATGGAACAGGACGAAATTTATTATTTCACGGCACAGAAACGAATAAAAGATGCGTATGAACGATTTAACGGTGGTAGATAGTATTTACCTGGATGCGCAGCAAAAAGAGGATGTACGGCGTTTGTCTTCTTTAGGGTATTCTTCGAAAGACATAGCCGTTTCCCTGGGGCTTTCTCCGGAAGATGTCGGGCTTTTTGTCCGGGATGCGGAAACGGTGGGAACTTCTGTTAACTTTCTGATCCGGGAAGGGATTCTCGTAGCACGTGCCGCCCCTGAAATAAAACTCCATGAAGCGGCGGAAGGTGGAAACGTGGAAGCTATAAAACAGCTGGAGGCCGTACGGAAAAGACATACTTTTGAACGTTTAATCGAACAAATGGATGACGACGAATTTAATTAAGCCCTCACGAATAGACTTTGACAAGGTGGATATCAACCAGATTCAAAGGATTCTTTCTACCGGTACGCTGGAAGCACTCGCGCCCGATGAAAGGGAATATTACAGCCTTATGGAAATGGTACGGGGCCTTCGTGCCCGTATGCGTATAAATGGCAAGTTGGTGACAAAGGCCGGTATCATCCGCCTTTTAAAGTCGGAGCCTTACGGCCTTTCGGACTGGATGGCCCGCCAGGTGTACGCCGACAGTCTCAATTTCTTTTATACACAGGATAACGTACGTCCGCAGGCTTTCGCCAACCTGTATGCGGAAAAGGCCGAAAATTGGGCGAATACCGTCTTTCTTATGGGTAATGTAAAGGAGGCTAAGAACCTTCTGAAACTGGCGGCGGAACTTCGCGGATGTTATAAGGACCAACAGACCGAAATACCGGAGGAACTGCTTTCACAGAAAAGCACGGTTATTTATACTACCAGCCGTAAGGATCTGGGTGTTCCTGAAATCGACCGTAAGGAATTGGAAGAGTTTATCGACGCGATACCGGAAATTCCTGTTATTGTACGTGATAATATAAAAGAGGATGCGCGTATTAAAGCTTTTGATCTGAAAAAACGTATGTTGTATGATATCAAAGAGTTCGGGGAAGATAACGAAGGTGAGTAACGCCGATGATGTAGAAATAAAATACGGTCATATAATCCAGGTTCTGACGGACTGGATCGATACTACTATCCTTGTATCTATTGACGGCCGCGGTATGGCTAAATCTACCGTTATACAAGCCAGGCGTTCCGCCCGGTGTGTGGAAGAAATGCCCGGCGGTGCGTTCGCTTTTGTTGCCAATACCTACAGTAACCTGGAAGATAATATAATGCCGGCCGTACAGAAGGGCTGGCAACTTATGGGCCTGATCGAAGGGGTACACTATGTAAAAGATACCCGCCCGCCTGAATCCTGGCGGCGTAAATGTTCGGTTATCGTAGATGATTACAAGCATGTTTATAGCTTCTGGAACGGATGTGTTATTTTCATGGGATCACTGGATAACCCTTCATTGCTTGCCGGAAAGTCTGTAATACATCTGTTTTATGATGAAGCGAAGTACGATAAGGAAATGAAAGTAAACCGCGCTATGCCTATTCTTCGCGGTGATGCGATCACTTACGGACATTCCCATTTGTTCCTGGGAATAACCATTACTACCGATATGCCGGATATCGACGAAAACGAGTACGACTGGTTTTTCCGGTATGTCAAGCAAATGGACCCGGAACGGATCATTAAAATAGTGCAGGCGGCAAGTGTACGTAATGACTTGATAATTTCCCTTTTACGGGAACAAAGAAAGAACAGGCCTTCCCCCTTGAAACTGAAACGTTTGAAGCGGGATATTGAATATTACGATCGGGCTTTGTTGAAGTTGAGAAAAGGGCAGACGTTCTTTCTTAACGCTTCTTCATTCGCTAATGTTGAGATACTTACGATAGAGTATTTAAAGCGGTTGTATAATGGTACGCTGGAGCTTCACGAATTTAAAAAGTCGGTGGTGGGTATGCGTCCCGGTCTTCGCAGGGATTTACGTTTCTATGTGTTGTTTGGTGAAGGACATAAGTATTATAACGGTACCATGTCTGGAGAAGCCGCTTACAGCTCGCGGGAACTCCGGTACCTGCACCATGATAAAGCGATTGAAGGCGGTATGGACTTCGGTAATATGCTTTCTTTGGTGATCGGTCAGCCGGACGGTGCTTATTACCGGGTACATAAGAACTTTTTTGAGATACCGCCGGGCTGGTTCCGGGAGATCGCCGACCAGTTCCTTTCTTTTTTCCAGAACCACGAATACAAAGAACTGGATTTGTACTATGACCGTGCAGGTAATAACTTTGAAAAACAGAAGGAGGATTACGCGGGTAAGATCAAAGACGCCATAGAAAAAGACGGCAGCGGAAACCGTACCGGCTGGATCGTAAACCTAAAGAGCCGCAAACAGGCAGTTATCCGGCAGGATGCGGAATACGACTTCATGCAGGAGATTATGGGCGGTACCAACAAGAACCTGCCTATCCTGTTGGTTGATGCGGTGAACTGTAAAGAAATGGTTAGTTCTGTAGAAAAGGCAAAGGCTGAAATCAAATACCGGGGTAATTCTAAAGTAGTGTTCAAAGTGAAGAAGTCCGAAAAGCTGGCACCAAAAAAACTACCGATGTTATCCACCAATTTCTCCGACGCTTTCAAATACTTACTGATGCGCCCCGGCTGGATAGCTTTAGTACGAGGCAAGCGGACGCTGCAGGCCGACTCGTTTGTGGATCAATGGATAGAGAACAGGCATAAAAGGTAATTGCCTTGTAACGCTGGAAAATTGGTTTTCCGGCGTTTTTTGTGTTACCAGGTTACGGGTACCCCTCCGGGAGAGGTCATATTTCACCTTTTAGGGGGAGGGCAACTGCTTTCCGACTTCTGAGCGGCTCGGTCTTCGGAAGGTGTCATTTTTTTAGTTTTTGAATTTTTTTTCGGCTTTTGACTGTTTTTCAGTCGTTTATCTGCATTTAGACCAAAATTTTACGCGAAAAAGTGCGTTTTTTATGTGTTTTTGTTTCATTTTTTGCCCATTTTTGGGTGAATTACCGTGTATTTTGGGGCGGTTGCCTTTCATTTTTGATTGATTTTGGGGTAATATTTTTTATAAATGTATATATTTAAGTACTTTTGCAATCGTCAAAATTACACTGCATATATACCGTCAGGACTTACGGGGTGGTACAAACTAAAGTACACACTAATTTTAAGTTACTGATATGAAAAGATTTTTTTTAGTTATTGTATTGGCCATACTAACAATGGCAGCCATTGCACAAGAACCGTATAAGGCTTATTGTGAAATCGTGGGTACTGGAAATATAACCGGTACAAAAGTAAAAATAGAAGTAGATTTCGGCCAGAAGGCAAAATGGGCAACACCAAATGCTCGTTTTTTAGTAGATGAAAACGGTGAAAAGATGAATTTTAATTCAATGATAGACGCCGTTAACTATTTGGCTAAATTGGGTTGGGAACTAATACTGGCTTATCCGGTTACACCTACACAAGGAATGAGCAAAGACCCTGTTTATCACTATATTCTTTGTAAAAAGGTAACTTCTGATGAACAGATAAAAGAGGGAATTAATTTAAAAGACAAATAGAATATTAATTATAGTGTGTAACGCTCACCCTTAATCAGGTGGGCGTTTTTTGTTACGAAGTAACGAATCGTAGAGTCGAGAAACTTTCTTTCCTAATAAACTTTTATTAACGTTTTTTTTTTTTTGTTCAGAATTTAATGCCGACATTTGCCCCTGTCAAAGTTAACACCGCTGGTGCGGTCCGGTGAGTCTCGGTTATTGGCTCGAATAAATAACGGGCTTTTTTTATGCCCGATAAGTGCTTGTTTAATACAAGGCGGTTGCCTTTCCCTAAACTTATAACCCGATCTTCGGACGGTTTGCGGTGTTAATTTTGACGAATTAGGGGAAATGGTAACCGCCTTTCCCATGTAAAATAGTCAAAATTAACACCGTTATGAAAAATGAATTTCAATCCGGTACAAGCTATGTACCTTCGTTCCGTACTGGTAGCACGGACGTAAACACAATCCAACATCGTTATTTTCAGGAACCGAAACATGAATGTACTGTTTGTTCAACTTCTGGGGCTTATTACTTATCTGCTATCGCTTGTTTCTGTCTTACTTTTATCTATCCACCGGCTGTCATTGGTGCAGTTATATGTGTGTGTCGTGCCAAGAAAGCGAGGAAAGGAGGCCGAAAATGATATCTTATTTTATAGAGCTTAACGAATATAAGCCACAGAACCGAAAATGTGCTGAAATGGCAGAGTTTGCAAACCAGTTTGGTAATACGCTTTGCCCTGATAAAATTTCCTTTGATGCTTTTAAAACTGAACTGGAAGCAAAGGTAAAGGAGCTGAACGAGAAATACCCTAAAACAATGCCGCTGAAAATATCTTCCGGTAGCGGGTTTATTCATATAGATCAGGACACTAAAACACATAATAACGGCTGTGACAAGCCTGTAGCCTATTTTTCATTTACCGGGTTAAAAGAATATATAGGTTTTCAGAGCGTCCCCAGATAGAAAAGAAAGGAGGTGCCGAATGATATATACTGAATATCAGCAAGTGTTACTTACTCAATTACAAAACAATGATAAAAGGATTGAGGAAATAAAGAAGGAAAAGGAAGAAATACAGGAAATGTTTCTACAAGAAAGTAAATTTAAACCGGGTGATCTGATACAGATTGATTATAAAATAAGCAATGCTACTTTTAAAGTTCGTGGCTGGATTTTCCGGATTACATTCTGGAGGAATCGCCCGTATTATCACCTGAATTTACCCAAGAAAGACGGTTCCCGCGGATTAAGGGTTAAAAGTGTATGCGACGGGGTACTGGAAAGTATAACAAGTATTTCACATATTAAATTAGAAGACTTAAAAGGAGGTGCCAAATGAATACAAATAATCCTGATATCCTATTTTTCGTTAGACGTGAATACGGCACGCCTTCCATTGAATTAAGAGCCTATAAGGTGGAGAAGGTTAACAATGAGTTTGCTTTCCTTGAACTTGAACGTTTGCGGTTGGTTGTTTTCTCCGGTGATTTTCAGTCTGTATCACTTCATCACGAGTACGGTAAAAACAACTGTCTGTATAATAGTGCCAATAATATACCGGATTTGATGAAAGACATGAAGAGGTGGCAGTTATCGCCCATTGACAGACGTAATTACGAACGGTTTAGGAAAGTCGCCCTCGGGATATACCGGCAGGCCGGAATAATTGATTTCACTACCTTAGAGACTACACCGATTAAAAACGTTTAATGAAAGATTTGTTATGAAAGATATAGAAGTAAACGGCGCACATATAACAGATGAAAGTGCCGAGATTTTGACACAGTGGCAAACTAAGACGGAACCGGTTTCCGCTTGTTACATCGAAGTTATTGAGGACCTAATCGATTTCCTAATAGAGAAAGGAGATGAAAGTACACCAACAAATGAGGTGTTAAGAAGGATTCAATTATTACGTATGATGAAAAAAGACATCGAAAAGTTGTCTAATCCTTAATATTAACAATTTAGCATACCGGCTGAAAAGGCAGCCGTTGGGTTTAAGTCCCAGGTTAGGGTTTGTTTGTGCCGGGGTGGTTCCCGGCACTCTTTTTTATGTCCTTTTCGTCCGTTTCCGTTCTTCCCACCTTTGCAGTAACCAATGATTCAAATTATGAAAATAGGAACGGACAAATGGAAGCATTTCGGAATTAATTACGCTATATGTGCCCTGTTGGGTGATTATGGTGTTCCCTTTGCCCTGGGTGCTTCACTGGGTAAGGAATACGGGGATGAAATGTCCCCCTGTAATAAATGGGACTGGAAGGATATTCTGGCAGACCTGGCCGGGATCGTGGCGGGTTATTTGACGCATGTATGTATCGTCCGGACTATAATGTAACATTTTCAACTCTACTAATATGACGGAAACGATAATTACAGCGATTATTACAGCTCTTTGCACGGGTGGCCTGACTTGGTTATTCACTCTCCGGTATACCCGTAAACAGGCGGAAGCTGACGCCATGAAGTCAGTACAGGAGGTTTACCAGGAACTGATTGAGGATATGAAGAATGACCGTAAGGAATTGAAACAGCGGATCGACGATGTAGAGAGCCAGTACCGGGAACTCCAGCAGAAATGTAACGAAATGGAAAAGGATATCAGGCAGAACGCCCGCGTAATGGATATCATGAAACCGTTTCTTTGCGGGGTGAAAAATTGCCTGAACCGTAAATCTATCACTTTCGACACTAATAACTAAAATCAATTATGAGACATGGAATCGTACACCTACTTATTCTTATTTGTTTTGCAGCTTGTTTTTACGGTTGTCGTTCTCCTCGCTCTGTTACACGAAAAACGGTTACAGAAGCAACTGGAGAAGAAAAACAAACAACTACTGACGGAGTTATTGAACTTGCGCGGAGAGATTCGAGCCATGAGGAGCACGTACTTGACGTTTACCGGGAAGATAGTACGCATATCCGTATCGACTACGACAGCCTCGGAAGAATTAAAGAAATTGATTTCAGTAACCGAAAAACTGAAAAAAGAACTGGAAAGAATCAAAGCAGTTCCCTCCGGGATCATAAGGAAACTACCAGTCAAACGGAAACAGCCGTTACCCGTAAATCCGACGTTAAGCAACAAAGCCAGGAAAAAGAAAAGACTACAAACGGGTGTAGCCTATGGACGTTCCTAAAATTCATGTTTTTCTTTCTATCCTTCTGCTTGGTACATGATAACTGGGCCAGTATTAAAAACTTTATCCGCCGGCTATGGAAAAAATAAACCTTTATGTAGCGGTAGAACAGATGAAGCGGATTACCATTTCCGGGGGTACCTTTTCTATCAAGTTCCGGAAATGGAACCGTCAGACGCGGGACGGCGGCGACATGGTGATACTTACTGCCGCCCGTTTGAGGAAAAAGGCGACGGATGAAAGCATCGAAAATTCAAGCTATAAACTATTCCTGACGGACACCACAACGGGCCGGCCGCTGAATTGCTGGGAATGTCTGGTAATGGAGTTCAACGGGAAAAGAATAACGATTTAAGATTATGGAAATAAGACGAAGTGGCAACTTTGGAATTATAGATACCGGCACCGACAAGGGTTTGATCTCCTTTTCTATCGGTGGCCGCGGTAAAGGTTGGGAACCTTCCAGCATCCAGTTAAACCGGCGGGGGGCTTTCTTTTCGCGAAAGATCAGCGTAAACGGTACCTTTATCGTTCCCATGGGTGACAATAACGACATGCCGGGCGAGGTCATGCGTTTACTGGATAAATTCTACGCCGGTGAAGGTATTATGGGTAAAATAGCCGGTTTACAGTGGGGAGAAGGCCCGCGGCTGTATGAGGATGCGATCGACGAAGAGAATAACCGTTTTTACCGGCGTTGGAAACTCGATCCGGAAATAACCGCCGACCTGGAGTCGTGGGATTACACGACGGTTCTTCACCGCTCACTCGTAGACTTAACACACATGCAGGGCTTTTTTATAAAGTTTGTCCGGAACCGTGCGCCGCGTGTAGGCAATCCCGGGCGTTTGGTACGGCTGGAACATATTCCCTACCAGAAGGCCCGCCTGGTATATCCTCCCGACGGCGAGGATGAACCGCAGGAAGTACTTGTGGGCGACTTTCCTTATCCTGATCCGGCCTATACTTACCGTTACCCGGTCTTTGATCCGGCCCACCCGTTCAAATATCCGGTTTCTGTGAAATATTATAATATCTATTCCTTTTGCAAGGATTTTATGAGTACACCGCGTTTTTTGGGTGCGCTTGACTGGCTGGAGCTTGCCGGCGGTCTGGCCGCTATCCTGATCGCCTATAACGAAAACGCTTCGGCCATTTCCCTGCATATCGAATCGCCGCAGTCTTACTGGGACCGCGCGGAAGCACGTATAAAACAGGTTTGCGAGCGTACGGGCGAGAAATACACGGCCCAGATGCTGGAAGATTTCAAGGACGAAGCTATGGAGAAATTCGCCTCCAACATTACCGGAAGGCAGAACGCCGGAAAATACATGCACACGACCAAATTCTGGAATCCGGAAGCGAATAACTTTGAGGGCTGGACGGTGGAACCACTGGATAAGAAGATAAAGGATTATGTGGACGCCCAGATTAAGATATCCAATAAGGCGGACGCTGCCGCCACTTCCGGCTTCGGTCTTGATCCGGTACTTTCAAATCTGATTATAGAAAACAAACTTTCTTCCGGATCGGAGAAATTATACAGCCTGAAAGTGTATAACGCTTCTGAAACGGCTATTCCGGACATGATCCTTTGTAAGCCGTTACAGCAGTATATTAATGCCAACTTTCCGGGTACCGCAACGAAAGTAGGGCTTTATCGTACCATAGTGGAAGCGGAACAGAACGTTTCACCCTCTAACCGTATGAAAGAAAATGCGTAGTCTGTTTTTTACACCGAAACCGGAAGATGTGCCGGAAGAACCGGTAAGCGACCGGCAACCGGAAGAGAACCGGGCCGATAACACCCCGGATAAGCATATAAAGGCCCGCCGGACGAAAAACGTTCATTTTGACCGGCGGATAAAATCGGAGCTGCACCTGGAAGAGTGTTTGCCCTGGCATTTTGAGAAAGGGGCGTCTTATCACTGTATCAGTCATGGGGACGTTGACAGCCTTACTTATCTTCGTGTGATCGTGAAGCAACAACCGGTGGAATATGTTCTGATTTCTACCTGGTGTATGGCAATTACCGATGTTAAGGAGGTGGAGAAATGGCTGGAGAGAAAAGACATAGGGCACGCGGATTTTTATGTAGGTGAAATCTTTCAAGGTTCCTACGCGGATGTTTATTTATACCTAAAGAAGGTGGCGGAACGTTTCGGATCACGTGTCTGCATCTTCCGTAATCATGCTAAAGTAATGGCCGGTTTTGGTAACGCTTTTGATTTTGTAATAGAAAGCTCGGCCAATGTGAACACCAATCCGCGCACGGAGCAGACCTGTATAACGATAGATACCGGGCTGGCCCGCTTTTATAAGGAGTTCTACGATGAAATAAACAATTTCACAAAGGATTTTGATAATTGGAAACCATATACATTAAAAAGAGACCGAGCAAATGACGAAGTTATTTAATAAAGGCGGTGACGGTGCCGGTGAAATAGTCCGTGTTCTGGGATTGATCGATAATGATCTTGATTTTACCAAGTGGGAACCTATCTTACCGCTGGGTATTCGGGATTTACAGGCTATCATCGGAACGGAACCCATAGACGCGGTAGATAAGTATTACCGTGAAGATCATGCGGACGGTACGGAACCGGACGGCATGGCGGAAACTTTGCGGCTGATGCAGCAGGCGGTGGCAATGTTTACCTGGTTAAAGGTCATTCCCACTTTAGACGCACAACACGGAACGGCCGGACGTGGCAAACACCTTGGAGAGAATGAAACGGGTATGACCGCCTTACAGGAGTTCAAGGATGAAGAGAATATCCGGAACCTGGCTTATGAAGCCGTAGACGCGTTGGTGGAGTTAATGGACCGCGAAAAGTTTGATTTCTGGATGAACGGCATTAAGAAAAAGGCTATAAACCGGCTTCTAATCCAGAATAAGGAAACGTTCGATGAATATTACAATATCGGCAGTCACCGGCTTTTTCTGGTGCTTATTCCTATGATCCGGGAAGTCCAGGACGGGCAGATAATACCTGTTATCACCCGGAACCGTTATAATAAACTGATTGAAGGCGATACCGTTTTAACGGAGAAATTGCTGGAGTATGTACGCCGCCCGCTTGCACTTCTCACCATAAAAAAGGCCGTTGAACGTTTACCGGTGGAAGTTCTACCCAATGGAATCGTACAGGTACAGCAGAGCACAACCGTACGGGATAAATTGCGGGCGGAAAAAGAGGCCCGGCAATCGGTTGCTAACAGTCTGGAGCAGGACGCGGCGGCTTACCTGGATGTATTGCAGGATATCATCAGGGAACTGGATGCGCAGTCGGAAACGGTGGATTACTATATACCGGGTGTTACCGTACAATCCAAAGGAATAACCTTTTAATGTCCGGACATGGAGAAGTTTACATATAATAGTAAGACGGCGGAGGTTCCTTCATGCCTGGATGAAGTCAGCAGTGAGCAGTACCGGCAGTTTCTTATATTGTCGGTACTGATGAACCGCGGTACGATCAGCCCCGGACAGTTCCGCGTAAAATGGCTTTCTTTCCTTCTGGGCATGAAAGCGGATTACACCATGTACCGGCGTGAGATCATCCGGGAGCTGGACGGCCAACTGGAAAAGCTGGACGGCTTTTTCTCTTATACGACCGGTAAGGAGGGCGAGCGGATCGTTACGCCCATTCTGAAAACCGGGCGTAACCTGATGCAGGATTTTGGGAGCTGGCATGGTGTCGGTGACATGCTGAACGGTCTTACTTTCGGTAACTTTTGTGATTGCCTGGATTTGTTGCAGCAAAGCAAGCAGGCGGCGACAGAAAAAGACGAACCGGCTATAAATGAAATCTTCCAGGATATCACATTAAAGCTTTACCGGTACAAGGACCCGGAGAAGATGCCGGCCGTTCCTTCCTTGCTTGCCATTCATGCGGTAAACTTCTTTTCCGCTGTTTGGGAAATGGTTCTTTCCGGACCGGTTTATATTGGTGGTGAAGATATTGACTTTCGGATATTATTTCAGAAGTTGGCATCCGAGGACCGGAAGGCGGACGATAAAACCGGCTGGACCGGAATAGTCTTTGAAGTGGCGGCTTCCGGCGTGTTCGGTAATAAGAAGGAGGTGGACGATACACCCTTTTGGGATGTATTACTTTATCTGTATAAATGTAAGTTTGAGTATTTACACCAAAAACGTAACAAGAAATGAGAACAACAACAGGAACAAAAAACAAGATTAAGCAATTTGAGGGGCTACGCCTGAAAGCGTATGTATGTGCCGCGGGAGTATGTACGATCGGTTACGGTCACACAACCGGCGTAAAACCGGGAGATGTTATCACCGAGGCCCGGGCCGACGCTTTCTTTGAATCGGATATCAGGGCGGTAGAAAACCAGGTAAACGCGCTTCCCCTTCATTTGGGACAGTACCAGTTTGACGCGGTAGTAAGCTTTTGCTTTAATGTAGGTATCGGAAAATTCAAGAAATCAACGCTTTATAAGAAGATCAGAGCGGATGCGTATGAGCCATCCATACCGGCAGAGTTTAAAAAGTGGATATACGGGGGCGGTAAGATTCTTCCGGGGCTTGTTACCCGCCGTGAATGGGAGGCGAAACGTTATCAGGGATTGACGATATGATAGATATAAAGGTTTACCGTGAATACTGGGAAGGCGTACAAAAACGTATTCCTGAAATAAAGAAGGTGCTACCCGTTACCATTGACGAGGAAATGAGTAAGACGATACAGGGGCTATCAAAAGAAGAATGTCCGGTGCTCTTTATTCTGATTCCGTCGGGAACGGGTGCCAGCCTTTCGGCTGACAATGTGAGGGAAAATAATTTATGCGTTATTTTCCTTATGAGCAAGTACGATCCCCAACGTAAAGGGGCTTATGAGACTATCGAAGAGGTGCAGCCGGTTATGGAGCGTATCAAACAAATGCTGATAGAAGATTCTGCCACCGGTTGCCCTGTCACTAAGGAACTGGATTTAACCAGCCTTTCCACTCTTCCGGAATCCGGCTTTTACCGGACGTTTGCAGGGTGGAGCCTGGCTTTCTCATTTAAAACAAGATTCTAACTGAATGGCCGAGAATTTTAAAACGGATTTTTTTACCGACCGGATCGGGCGTGGAATACAGGACATATTTCAAGCCCAACTGGATATCGCTACCAAACGGATTTACCAGAAAGGCCGTGAGCGTAGGAAAGTACAGGGAACCGGGGAGATCATACAAGGGCGATCCGGTGCATTAATGGCCGCACTACAGAACCCGAATTATTCGGTCATTCCGGACGGCGAAGGAGTAATCGCACATTCTAACCTTCCATTATATACCCGCTTCCTGGATATGAAGAAACACGGTAATTACCAGATTTATAACCGGCAGATATACGGGATTCTATATCATGACACACTCGGGAAGATTAAATATGAATATCAGGATTATGTAAGGGAAAGGATAAAAGAAATGTTTGCCAGTTCGCTAAAATAGGTAATAAAATTAATACCTAAATATTTGTAGGTAATGATTTTATTACCTATCTTTGTTTCAGTAACCAATAAAACAAAGTTTATGCCTGAAATTTGTAGATTCTTCGGTATTATTATATTCCTCTATTGGAAAGATCATAATCCGCCACATATTCATTTTACTTATGGTGATTATGAATGTTCTATTAGCGTATTGGATCGGATTGTAGACGGTCAGGCTCCAGCTAAAGTTATTGCAAAAGTAAATGAGTGGATTAACTTGCACGAGGCAGAAATACTTTCTCTTTGGGAAAAGGCCCAAAAAGGGGAAAAAATAGATAAAATTGAACCATTAAAATAAACGCTTATGTTACGGGTTATAGATGTGGATTATATTAGGAATTACGAGCTTCTTGTTACTTTCAGCGACGGGAGTAAAAAGATCGTAAATTTGGAACCTTATCTTACAGGTGAGGTTTTCGGGGAGTTATTGGATAAGGAAAAATTTGTTCAATATGGTTTAACCCGTGCTACTATTGAATGGGCCAATGGTGCCGACCTTGCACCGGAGTTTTTATATGAAATTGGTATAGCTGCATATTTTTAGACCCTATGAATGATTGTTTAGCTATTCAAGATAAGAAGGAAGAAACTTTCTTATATCGGATTTTTATTTCTCACCCGGAACTAAATGCTTCTGCGGTGGCTCGACGTATGGGAATAAGTCAAAGCCTTATGTCTCAATATATAAGTGGAATAAAAAAGCCCTCACAAGAACGGGAGGCCCTAATAGTAAATACTATTAAAGATATCGGTAAAGAACTAACGATGATTGTATGACATACGAAGATATTTTATTTTTGATCGGCTTTTTCCTGGTAATATTTTTTTTCGTAGGATGTAAGCATAAACCGGCTACTTTATCCGGGTGGCTTGCTTTTGCCTTTCTTTCCTTTATCGTGACGCCTCTTATATCGGTTCCTCTAACCTGGTACATTTGCTGGATGATAGATCGGGCAACAATTAAGGATAAAGAATGTTTTGATCCTTCGGATTTTACCTTTAAGAGATAAAATACTTTCTTCTTAGTATAATAAGCCTGTAGAATGGTTCTACGGGCTTTTTTTGTGTCCTTTTCCGCCACTTTACACCAGGATAATTTTGCCTTATAAAATTTACTCTTATGGCAAAATTAAAACCTGACTATATCGAATGGGTGTTAACCCTGAACGCCTCCGATGCGCAGAAGGAAATACATAATCTTTCAGAAAAGAACAAGGAGCTCCGGGATAGCAATAAGGAGATAAAAAAGGCTATGACCGATTTAATCGCCACCGGGAAAGCTGGCGGTAAACAATGGAAAAGGCTTGATGAGCAACTGAAAGAAAATAATAAGACGATCGGCGAGAATAACAAGAAGATTGCCGAATGTGAGAAACGGCTGGATAAAACCACCATGAGTGCCAACCAGCTGGCAAGGAAGGCAAACGCCTTGCGGAAAGAGCTTCGCGATACGGTGAAATCCTTGCAGCCGGAAAAATATGCCGCCCTGGAGAAGGAACTGAAAGAAGTTGAGAAAGCATACGGGCAGGCCACGAAAAAGGCGGAAGGTTTCGGCGGTTCCCTTCTTTCCCTGAATAAGATAAAAACGGTTCTGGCCGGTGTGTTTGTCACTATCGGCGCAATGATAACCGGACAGATTGTCGGCGGGCTAAGGGATGCGATCAGTACTATTATAGAGTTCGAGAAGAAAAACAGTACTTTGGCCGCTATTCTGGGAACCACGAAAAAGAGTATCAAGGATTTAACAGATGAAGCGCGCCGGCTGGGTGCTACTACTTCTTATACGGCCGCACAGGTAACGGAACTTCAGATAGAGCTTGCCAAGCTGGGATTTTTTAAAGAGGATATTAAAGCGATGACGCCTTCCGTGCTGAAATTCGCTAAGGCTGTGGACACTGATCTTGCCTCGGCTGCTACGCTTGCCGGTGCAACATTGCGTATTTTCAACCTTGATGCGGAAGATACGGAACGGGCTGTTTCTACTATGACTATGGGATGTAACGCATCCGCTTTAAGCTTCGAGTACTTAAATACGGCAATGTCTATTGTTGGGCCGGTTGCTAATTCTTTCGGATTCACGATCGAGGAAACGACCGCCCTTTTGGGGGCTTTGGCAAACAGCGGTTTCGACGCTTCATCGGCAGCGACGGCAACACGTAATATTTTGCTTAACTTGGCTGACGGTAGCGGTAAACTTGCACTTGCCCTTGGTGGTCCTGTAGATAACTTAGAAGACCTTGTAAAGGGGCTGAAAAAGCTGAACAGTGAAGGAATAGACCTTAATAAGGCACTGGATTTAACGGATAAACGTTCGGTTGCCGCATTTAATACCTTTTTAAATGGTACTGATACCGTTTTAAATCTCCGTGATGCAGTAACAGGAGCCGAAGAGGGATTTAATGCCATGGCGGAAGAAATGGGTGATAATGTACAAGGTTCCCTCAATACATTAAGTTCAACTATCGAAGGGGTAGTTTTACGTTTCTATGAATCAAAGGGTATTCTTCGGGATTTAATAGACCTTGTTACGCTTATGGTGGAAGGTGTGGGCGGTATGATCGACATGTTTAATAAATGGGGTGTTGTCACTTATACCGTTACCGCTTATTTGGTTTCTTACTATGGAGGACTGAAAATCGCTACCATGTGGCACGCCCGTTTTAAAACGGCGACCCTTGCTTCGGTCGTTGCAGAGAAAGCGCACGCCGTACAGCTTTATATCAGCCGGGCGGCTACTCTGGCTTATGCGGCGGCCCAGGCATTGCTGCACCTGAATATTAAAAGATGTACCGCCGCCCTTCGGTTAATGAGGATCGAACTTTTGAAGAATCCATATACGGCCCTGCTCGCGTTACTCGTGGCAGCCGGTGTTGCTATCTACCAGCTTGCAAAGAAGACGGAACAGGCTTCGGCGGCGATGAAGGCCCACCAGGAAGTCGTAAAGAAAGTGAATGAAGAATATGCCAGCCAGGAAGCAAAAATAAAAACTCTTGTAGCTGCTATTAATGACGAGAACCTTTCCAACTACACCCGTAAACAAAGGCTCGCTGAATTAAAAGAACTGATACCGGATTATAATGCGGAATTGAATGAAGAAGGCAGGCTCATAAACAACAACAAGGAGGCTATAGATCAATATTTAGTTTCCTTGGAAAAACAAATCAAGTTGAAAGCTTACCAGGAGGAACTGGAAGAATTGTACAAGAAAAAAAGGAATCTTGAAAGCCAGGAATCAGAGCAAAGCGACGCTTACTGGGACACCCGCCAGCAAAATACATTGTCAGGATATAACCGGAACAGTCTTACCGCTAAAATAAGCCGTTTATTTGGTACGGAAAAAGAGGCTAACCAGTTGAAAGCCCTACAGACAACACAGAAGGATTTGGCCGGTATAGAATCAGCAATCGCCCAGATCAATAATGATATCTTAAAAACAGAGGCGACGGCCACTTCATTAACCGGAACCAATAAAGAAAATATAAATACTGAAACATCCCTCATAAAGAAACTGGAGGCCGAAAAGAAAAAGGTTCAGGAACAGTGGGCGGAAGACAGCGAAGCGAATATCGCCAAGAAAAACAAGGAAATAGAACGTATCGACACCGAAATAAAACGTTTAAACGAACTGGGGAAGGTCAAAAAGAAGGCGGAAGCCGGGGAGTATAAAAATACGGAAACGGACGCCACGTTAAAACCTCTGGAGATCGAGCACGAAAAACGTATGCTTCTAATCAAACAGAACCGGGAGAAGGAAAATAAGACGGAAGCCCAGTATATTCTCGAAGGGACGGCGGAAAACCTTCGCTATTACCGGGAACGTATCGACGCACTCCAGAAGCTGGAAGCAAAAACGCCGGCTAATAAAAAGAAATTACTCGATGAAATCCACAAGCTCGAAACAGAAGCACAGACGGCCATTTTTACGGAAACCGGCAAGCAGGAGGACGCCCGTATAAAACTGGTACAGGAGAAACGGGACGAACGGTTAAAGATTGAAACCGCCTATTACAATGTCCAGAAGGACACCATGGAAAAAGCGGTATTAAACCAAAGTATCACGCAGGAAGCCGCCGACGCCTATATGCTGGAAGTTGAAGCGGAGCACGCCGCAGAACTTCTGGAGATAAACCGTACTTACCAGAATGATATTGCCGCTTTGGAAATTACCGGTAAACAGAAACGTATAGAAACAGCGACGGAAGCGGCCGACGCCGTGCGTGAGTCTGAAATGAAGTTATTGCGTGATCGGGCGGCCATTGCTCAAAAAGTACGTGAAATAACTTCCGTTCCGGTAGGAATAACCGGTATGCAGGAAGCACACCGGAAACAGGTTCAGGATGTAGAAACGACTTATAATGCCATAATTGAGATAGCGAGGCAGGCGGGAATTTCTACCGTTGGTTTGGAGAAACAGAAACAGCAGGAAATTAGCCAGCTTGAATTTGAGTACCAGAATAGTTTATACCAGATTCAATCCCAGATCGGCGTATCATGGGCACAGGAATACCAGAATGAACTGGCCCTGTTAAAGAATCTGCACGATCAGGAATTAATAGATGAAAAGACATACCAGCGTAAAAAGCTGCAAATGCAGATGAATAACGCTAAAAAATACTTTGACTACTATTCCGGTCTTTCCTCTTCCATGGTGGAAGCCATTCAACAAGCCGAAATCGACCAGGTGGAAGCAAAATACGATGTTCTCATACAGGAAGCCGAGAACAACGGTGAAGATACTGCCGCCCTGGAAGAAGAGAAGGAAAATAAGAAACTGGAGATTCAAAAGAAGTACGCGGATGTAAACTTTGCTATCAAGTGTTCCCAGATCATAGCAGATACGGCCGTTTCGATTATGAAGGCGTACGCGGACCTCGGGCCGATTGCCGGAACCGTTGCTGCAGTAATGCTTGCGGCTACCGGTGTGGCCCAGCTTGCATCGGCCAAGGCAGAACGGGACAGGATTAAAAACATGTCCTTGAAAAACACCACCGGCAGCAAGACCGCCACGGCTGAACGTGTTGTTTCCGGTTCTTCCGGTGGTGGGTATTATGAAGGTGGTTACACCGGTCCCGGCGGACGTTATGAAGTGGCCGGCGTGGTTCATAAGGGGGAATATGTGGTACCACAGCCGGAAATGAATAATCCTAAAGTGATCGACGCCGTTAGCACTATCGAAGCGATCAGGCGGCAGCGTACCAGTGCCAACCCGTTACCACAGAATCCGGGTGAATATTATGAAGGCGGTTACGTGACTTCCCCTGCAGGTGATTCTTCCTACCGGGAGTTCCTGGAAGCGGCAAAGGAGCTTCGCGCCTCCTGTGAGGCTATCAAATTGATAAAGGCCTATATCGTTTACCAGGATTTGGAGAAGGCCAAAGAAACTATAGATAACGCCCGCGACACCTTTACACGCGGAAAATAAGTAATCATTATGCTAAAGATTAAGACGAACAAAGGTTATCTGGACTTAGGGGGTGACTTTACCGTACAGATCGACGAGAAATCCCCCGTCATGAACGACCGGGGATCACAAACCGTACCGGTCACGGTTCCCGTCACTGCCAACAATGCAGGGATAACCGGTTTTGCCCACCGGCTCGACATGGGTGTAAAACCGATGAATGAAGATCAGACATGTACGGTATTGGACGGGGTGTATAAACGTACCGGAAAGATAAATATCGTTTCCGCCGGCAGGACGGAAGGAATTACTTTAAATATCGGTTTTGACAATTCGGAAGCCTACAGCGCCTGGAAAGCAAAGAAACTGAACTCGATCACATTACCCAGCATAAGCGGCGGTACCGTTAGCGGTCTTATGTCCTCTATAAACTGGTTCTTCACGGATTCCCATGAAGATTTTGCCATATTTCAAATAGTAGTCAAAAATGATTCCAAGGACGGCACGTATTACCCGCAATACATAAACCGTATCACTTTGGATTCAAACGGTGAATATGCCTTATGCTATCAGGCAAGGACGGAAACACTACTGATAAATGATACCCCGACCGAAACGAGTTTACCGGAAGGGTACGGCGTGGCCCCCTTCTTATACGTGCACCGTGTCCTGGACTTTATATTTTCAGAATTTGGTTATACTATAACCGAAAATCCTTTTAAGACGGACAAGGAACTTTCCAGCCTGGTAATCCTGAACAATGCCGCCGACTGTTGCGTGACGGGTATCCTCAATTATGCCGATTTAATGCCGGATTGTACGATTGAGGACTTTTTAAACGCGCTGTATGTACGTTTCGGACTGGTTTATAATGTCTCTTCCGATACGAAAACGGCCACTTTAAGACTGATCCGGGATATAATGGAAGATGAACCTGCCGTTGATCTGTCCCGGAATCTGACGGCGGAACCCCTTATCAATTATGAAACGGCCCGTCAGATAAAGTTATCGGCCAAAACGTCTTTTACCGGTGCCGCGCCTTCGGTGGAACGGTACGAGGACTATATCAAGGGGAACGAAAAAATGGTTATCCGTGTAAGCCGTTTCGATCCTTCCCAGGCCTCCGTGTGGCTGAACTACGAGAAGACCACCGGCAACTGGTACAAATGGGATTCGGGCAACAAGAAGCATACGTTATCATCATCCAGTTTCTTTAACTGGGACCGGAAGACGGAAAACGTAGAGGACGAGGAGCTGGCGAGCGATGATGAATGCGTGTTTATGGATTTTGCCCCGAACGGCCTTCTTTCCCCGTATTACCTGGCCGGGTATGTGCACCGTTATACCTACCTGAAAACCTCTTCCGATGATGAAGAGGATTCGGAAAAGGAGGAGACGCCGCTTTCCTTCGCTTTCGCTTTTACAAAGGCCGTTACGGAAAGTACGGATTATTCCTTCGGTTCTATTTTACCATACGCTCCGGACGGCGGAGAAATTACGTTAAAAGACGGCAGCAAACATACGATATCGCTTTTATTCCAGTTTGAAGACGGTCTGTTTGCCAAGTTCTGGCAGAAGTATGACGCCGTATTAAGGCACTCTTTTAACCAGGTGGACACAAACACCCTTTTACCGGTTCACCAGCTTATGAAAATGGATGTCTTGACCCCGGTAGCCCTGCGGGGGCAGTACATGCTTCTGGACGGCCTTTCCTATTCGCTTCCTGCGGGTAAACTGGTACCGGTAAACATTACGTTGCGTTCCCTGCGTCTGATCGGTCCCTATAATCTGGATAATGAACAGGGCATTCCCGTGTGGGGCGGTGCTTCCTACGTGTGGGTCGTATATTCTTCCAATTTGCAGAGTGTACAGGCCGGAAGGGTGGAATATTGGGAAGATTATTACCGTTATCACTGGATGTATGCTGTGTACGGTTGCCGTGTATCGAATACGATATATGACGGGTATGTTACGCCGTCAACGGATGAGGATATATTAAAAAATCCGCCCACCGCACAGGATAACATCATAGAAAAAACTTACAAATGTAAGATAGAGGTTGAAATCGAGGTAAACGAGCGTTCCGGCGCGGCCAACTATTTTTGTTACGAAACGGAAGAAGTCGAATACCAGGTAAGGTTTGTCGCATCGAGGGTGCTTAGCTGATCCCGTCCTTTATTCTTCCTTTGATAAACCCAACTTTTGCAGCATGGAAAAGCAGAATAATATCATCCTTGCCCCGTCATCTTCACAGGTGACGGAGCTTTATAAGCTTTGGAGGGAAAACCATGCGGGGCGGCTCTCGGACTTTTACAAGTTCCTGACGTCTCCCACGGATCAGCGTGATCGTTTCCTTTCCGGACTTGAAAATAAGAGTGAGTTTAACGGAATATTCATCGTTAACACCTTTGAATTATGAGTTTGACAGCAAACATTGATCCGACGGAAAACGCCTTTACCGGAAACCCTGTTTATCTTTCGGTAGAAACTACTTCTATGGCGACTTACAATATAATGTATTTCGTGAACTTTGAATTTATGCGTTCCATATTTACCGGTAACGGTAATGGAAGTTTCAAGGTGAATATCGCGGAGGTCCTGGAAACGCTTTTTGTTGATATTCCCCCGTTAACGGACAGTTCCGAGATGTTGATAAGCCTTTCCGATAAACGGTATAACAAGGCGGTCGTCACGATCACCCTTCAAAATGAGGAGGAAGAAACGGCCACTTTGGTTGTTACTGCCTGGCGTGGCGGTATATCCAAACGGGCTTTTAAGAAATTGCATGAAGAAGGTAATAACATCTTTTCTTTGAAGTTCTTGAATGAATCCTGCAATTTCTTCTTTACCACCCGGAGCAATGACTGGCGTATAACGATGCGCGAGACGGAACTTTACCCGCTCTGTTTCATCTATCCGGAGCACGAGCTGAAAATAACGGAACTTCTTACCGGACAAAGCCTTGCAGTACCAGGCACGGCAGGGAATTTCTACGCCTTGAACCTGGAGGCCGTAAGACTTAAATTCTTTACCGATTACGGGGTACTGGCCAACCTTTTTGACGTGTATAGCGGTGAAACGTTCGCTCTCCGGATCGGGATCGAGCAAAGCCCGACGGTCCGCGAGCGTTACCGGCTCCGGTTCCTGAACAGTTACGGGGTTTACGAGGTGTTTTCCCTGGAAGGCGAGGCGAGCGTAACTCCCGGCATGGATGAAGACGAAGACGCTGTTTTCCGGCGTTACGATGAAATTACCGATGATTATTATTCGGATCGCATACGTACGGAGATACAGGAAGCCGTAACGGTTAAGACGGGATTCAAACGCCCGCAGGAAATACGCTTTCTTCTTGACCTGCTTTCCTCCGATGATGTCTACCTGGCAGGTTACGGCCGGGAAGAGATCAAGGTAATTCCTTCGGCGGAAGAGTTTTCTTACCGTGTCCGTCCGGACGCGCCGCAGAACGTGACGTTAAAGCTCACGTTTGCCGAGAAGGAGTCCAACTGGACGGGAGAAATCACGGAAAGCGGCTACCGGAAACCGCGGGTTCATTCCAAAGAGTTCAGTAAACAATTTAATTAATGTATCTATATGGCAACACAGGAGTATATCGATGATCTTATTATAGTCATTGAAACCGCGGAGGACGCGGAAAGCGTTACCAACCAAATGGTGGCGGCGGTTCTTGGCTTCTTGAACGAACACCTGAAACTGGTTTCCCAGGGTAAGGAAATCGAGGCGGAGGAAGCCGCCCGCATTGCCGCCGATGCAGCCTTGCAGAAGGCTATCGACGCCGTTTCTCTACGTATCGACCGGCTTGTCGGCAACAACGCTTCGCAGGCAATCGACAACTTTAACGAAATTCTTGCTTTTCTGGACGGGCTTAAAGACAGTGATTCGCTGGCCGCATTGCTGGCCGATATCAACGCCCGTATCGGCAGCGAAGACGGTTCACAGAGTGAAGACGGTTCCCTTTGGGGAAAGCTGAAAAGTCTGTCCCAGGATATTAGCAGTTGTTCCGAGGACATAAGCACGTTGCAGGCAGACCGTGACGAAATGAAACAGGAGTTGCAGGAAACTGCCGGGCGTCTGTCTTCCACCTTTACCAATGTAAACAACCTCTTGAACGCCGGCAGCGTTTATAGTGATCTGTCGGGGGTGTTTGCAGCATTGAAAACGGCGGGGAAGATTGACGATGTCCGGAAAAACGGCGTGATCCTTTCTTTCCTCACTGCCGACGGCTGGGTGACGAAACAATTTAAAGGCAATCCGGACACGGATTTTGAGAATGTCGAAAAGTGGGAGGATTTCGGCAGCGGCGGTTCAGGCGGCGGGAATACCTATAATGTAACCGGCAGTGTGCCGCTTACGGAAGGTTTCTATACCCTGGCTTCCGCCATTGCCGCGGTACCGGAGAAGTGGCGCGGCCGGGGGCGTGTCATCACCTTTGAAACATCGCTCGGCAAATGGGAGACGTACCAGTTTACCGGAACCGCCCTGGATGCCTGGGACCAGGAGGCGAGCTGGGAAGAGTTCGGCGGCAAAGGAACGGTAAAGAGCGTAACGGTAAACGGCGAGAAGCAGACGCCGGACGCGGCCGGTAATGTGAATGTAAACGTGGATATCCTGGAAGTGGACGAGACTTTGTCCGCCGATTCCACCAATCCGGTAGAAAACAAGGTAGTAACCGCCCGTTTTAACGAGGTGGACGCTTCCACGCTGTTTAACGTAAATGCGGAGGTAAGCGAGGATGAAACATCCGTCCGTCTGTCTTTCCAGAACAAAAGCGGCGCGGAAATTACCGCCGTGGATATCCCGGCCGGTTCCGGTGGAGGTTCCGGCGAAACGGTGGCTACTAAAATTGTCTTGAATGCGGCTGTAGATAACGCCATAATCAAGGAAGGCGGAAACGCCCGTCTTACTTATACATACGATCACCAATACACCACGGGGGATGAAAAGGGGGAATCTACCGGGCAAAAGGCGGATATCACCGTTACGATCAGGCGTGGAACAACTACCATGTATTCCCAGACGGTCAGCGATGTTTCCAAAGGCAGTTACGAACTGGACCTTTCAAGTTACTTGCTTGTTGGGAATACCGATATTTACGTAGTGGCAACCACAACCGATCCGACTACCGGCAAGAAACAGACCCGACAGGCGTTTACATCCGTGAAGGTTGTCAGCCTTTCCCTTACCAGCTCTTACAATCTGGCCGGGGCCATAGCCGCAGGCGGTTATACCCTGGCCGACACGATTAATATCCCTTATGCCGTGAGCGGTTCCGGAACAAAGGTCGTCACGCTTTATCTGAACGGCCGGCAACAGAACGCGCACACCATTACAAGATCGGGAACGACAAACGGCAGTTTCAGTTTGTCCCCCTCTTCGCTTGTGACCGGCCGGAATACCGTTCAAATGGTTGCCGAAATGGAGGCTTCCGCCGATCTCGTGTTAAAGTCTGAAAGTATCTATATTGATATTCTGAAATCCGGAGGATCGGCACCGTTCATCGGCACGATGATGAGTTTTCCGGACGGCCGTATTTTTACGGAGGACCATCTTGTTCCGCGCTTGGAAGCGGGGCAGTACGAACAGGTAAAATTTGACTTTGTGGCTTATGATCCTGACGCAACGCCGGCTCAAATGGACGTTTACCGGCACGGGGTGAAAACGCAGTCTGTCAGTGTGGCCCGTACTACGCAGACATATACCAACCGTTTTACGGAGCAGGGCGAGATCACTATGAAATTTAAGACGGGGGCCACGGAATACCCGTTTTATATCGACGTAACGGAAAGCGGGATCGACTTGCAGGAAACTACCGCCGGGCTTGTACTGAAACTTTCGGCAGCCGGGCGGAGCAACAGCGAATCCGATCCGGGAGCCTGGGATTATGGCGACATACATACGACATTTTCTGGTTTCGACTGGAGCAGCAACGGCTGGACGGGTGACGCCCTGAAACTTACGGGAGGCGCGAAGATTGAAATCGGGTACCGGCCGTTCTCCACGGATGCAACCACTACCGGGGCTACCTATGAAATGGAAATTCTTTGTTCGTCGGTAACGGACCGGCAGGGAGTGATACTGGACTGTATGGCCGGCGATATCGGTTTACAAATGACAACGGAGCAGGCCCTTATGCGTGTTTCTGGCGGTACGGAAGTAAGTACAAAGTTTGCAAGTGATATGAACCTGAAAATAGCCTTTATTGTCGGGTCCAAGGCTGGCAAACGGTTGCTGGAACTTTATGTAAACGGAATCCGTTGCGGGGCTGTACAGTATGGGGCTACCGAAGGACTACTGCAGG